TTCGTTGAGCTGATAAATCCTTGTTGGCCTTCCACCTTTGGGGTTTCCCGATTTCAAATCGGTAAACCTAATATTTCCAAATTTCTTTAAACTCTTCTGGTGCGTTTTAATCAAGGATACTACTGACTCGTGTTGATTACCTGTTCCCTCTGCTATAACCATGCTGTCTGTAAAAACATCATTGCCGATGAATTTTACTAATGTGTTCACTGTCCCTCCTTTGTTAGGTTTCTATTTTGAAACTTTTTGAGCAAAAAAATATACTGGTATCTCCTGCGTATCAATATCAAGCAATTCGCACCATTTCATAATTTCTTCTTGCGACAGTCTTATATCATTGTTTAACTTAAGCGACATTGACCTGTCTGATAACTGATTTTCCATGGCAAATCTACGTTGTGTCCCGTATTTTTCTACTATACGTCCTCTCAACTTGCTATAGTCAAAAACTACCTTGCGCACTCTTTTCCCCTCCTTTCCCAACTAGTTTCTTTTTTGAAACTATCGTCATTATATCTTGTGGTTTTCATCTTGTCAATATGAGATTTTCATTTTTTAAACTTTTTCATTCATGAGCCTTGATTTTTAGTTTCTATTTTGATATTATATATCAAGGAGGGATTAAAAATGAATAACCTAGTAAGTAATTTTAAAGACCGACTTAATCAAGCATTATCCATACGAAACATTAAACCTGTAGAGCTATCCGAAATTACTTCCATATCTAAATCTACGATTAGTCACTACATGTCCGGTTATACAAAACCTAAATCTGATAAATTATATGTATTGGCAAAGGCCTTAGATGTTACAGAAACATGGCTTATGGGTTATGACGAACCTATGGAACGTAGTTCTATAATCATAGGCCACGAATTACAGCACCTTTTATTTCAAATAAGTATGGAATTAAGAATACCTTATGACGATCTTTTGCATGTTTTTCTTTCTCAAAATAAAATAGCCGCCACTGGCATACAACTTAATAAGGAAAATCTACTAGATTTTTTTATAGATCATTATAACATCTCAAAAGAAAAGTACGATACTATGCAAAAGCAAGACGATAATGAAGATGATATTCCCGAAGAGATAAAAATCATTAGTAGAGCCGCCAAAAATATGACACCCGAAAAAAGACAGAAACTATTAAATATGGCAAAGGTAATGTTTGAGGAGGATTTTCCTGAGGATGTATAGACTTCCCAATTACAAGCGTGCAACAAATGCTGCCTATGAGGTTTTGCAAAAACAAGCAAATATATCTTTACCTATAGATATTGAGTTCGTTGCAAAACAGTATCCTAATATTCGCTTAAAAAAATATAGTGAGGTAGCTAGAAAATTCGGATTAACTATGGCTGAATATTTAGAAATAGCTCCCAGTGAGTTTGGATTTGTAAAGAAAAAAGGTATTAATGCCATTATTTTATATAATGATACAAAAGGAGTTGAGACCAATCGTTTTACCATAAGTCATGAATTGGGACATTGTGTATTAGGGCACGGAAAAGATAATGACGTGGCACGTAAAGAAGCTGATTGTTTTGCAAGGAATTTGTTGTGCCCGATTGTGGTTATTAAAGAATTGGGTATAGAAAATAATGTGAGCAAGTACATGGAAACCTTTTATATCAGCGAACCCATGGCCTCTACAAGCATACATTTTATTGATTCAGACCTTTATTACATTACCAATACAAATTATTCTGTTGTATCCGACATGTTTTTCACCTATATGACAGGTTACACCTTAGCGGAACTTTACGGCTATAATTATGCGTACTAAAAGAACACATAATTACACCGTCAATTAGATTAATCAGCCTATGGCTTTTTAATAAAAATGGCACAGCCAAAACTAAGGAGGGTTTGTTTATGAGAAAAACAAAATTATTTATCACCACGCTTGCAATGTCCATGGTTCTGAGCAGCACTGCCCTGGCCGGGACCTGGATGCAGGACTCTGCGGGTTGGTATTATCAAAACGACGATGGAAGTTTTCCTACTAACCAATGGTTTCAAGATTTTGACGGAAAATGGTACTATCTAAATGAGTCCGGTTATATGCTTGTAGATGGAACCGCTCCAGATGGACGGGCTGTAGGTGCTGACGGTGCGTGGATACAGCAAGTAACAGGTGATGTGAACACGGTACTTCGCGAAATCAACAATTGGGTTATAGGCGACATTTGGAATCATGGATATTGCGACTTCTATCATTATGAATACGATGGAAAAGATAGTATCGGCCAGCCAATTGATATTGATTATGCACTCCAATTGTTCAAAGACTCCTATAAGAAAAAAGCTGGATATGATGCCTATATCAATTCTCTGTCAGATGATTATGCAGCGTTAAAAACCGCCTGGAATAAGCTAAGTGGGGAATCTGACAAATTGTATAGGCACTTTGAATCTGGAGTACAACAGACTGGCACTGATACAGATACAGCAATTTTTGTTCAATATAGAGACGCTTTCTCAAAATGTGTAATGGAGAAAAGATAACTATAACA